CACGGCGGTTTGGCCGTTGTAGCTTGTACCAGCCAAGCCGGTTCCAATGGTCAAGGCAGCCGTTGCGGTGGCGGTGATGGTACCGGAGGCTCCTAGCGCGACGTTGACCCCGTTAAAGGTGACTGAATTGTTGGTCAACGCAGCGTTCGGAATGTTGCTAAACGTGTTACTGGCTCCGCTCATTGACTTGCTTGTCAATGTAGACGGGATGTCGTCATTGACTAGTAAGCGAAAAGCAGTTGTTGCACTAGGCCCAGATGTTGGACCTGCATATACGTAGTTGGCTGGCTGGGGTGACACAACCAGAGCAGAACCCCAAGATGGAGCAGCGGCCCCTCCTGAGACTAAAACTTGCCCATTAGATCCTTGCACCGTTTGCAAGAAGCCGTTACTGCCGTCGTTGTACCAGACGGCTCCTGCAGTCAAGGTGTTAACCTGCATGCCTGTACCGCCGCGTGTCAATGGCAGCAGGCCAGTGTATTCTGTCAGGTTTGCAAAGTTAAGGGCTGGATGAACGTGGTCGCCTTGAGCAGCATTGTTTTGTGTACCAACTGTGGCAGTTCCTAAAGCAGTTGGCGGGGTCGTTGAAAAGACCGTATTGATGGTCCGGTCGGCCTGTAAGTTGCCGCCTCCTGACAATCCGGTCCCGGCAATGATCTGCCTGGTATCAGGAACATATCCAGAGATGACTAGGGCTGTCGTAGAGACACTCGTGACCAATCCCTTACTGTCTACAGTGACTACAGGAATTAACGTGCCAGAGCCATACGTACCTGCAGTGACCGCGTTATTGGCTAGCATGGCATTCGTCACGCCACCCGTTGCAATGCTCAGGGTGCGGTCTTGGGAAAGATCGCCGCCGCCTTGCAGGCCGCCGCCAGTGCTAATCAGGCGAGTAGCAGGGACGGAGACAGTTGATTGCAGGTCAATGAACGGAACCTGGTACGTGACCCCTTGGATCACGCAGACCATTGTAGCCGACGACGTCGGGTTAGGAGCCACCGGAAGATCAGTGATCTTCGTTGGTACTAGGTTTGATGGTACTGTCATGGGGTCATGTACTCGTCGTTTTGGCCGAGGATAAAGCTGTTGTCATCTTCGGTGACCAAGCCAGCTGGATCGCTATACAAGGGAGAATCAGGCCTTACAAATGGCAGGGTGATTTGATCTGGCTGACGAGAAGGCAGTCGATAAGGATCAAGCTGGTCAAGGTCCTCACGGCAGACGCGGAGGCCAGGCGAATTTGGATCTGACATCAACTGAGTTAGGCTCATCTTCCTGCTGCAACGATCACAAAGACCAATGCCTAATGTGCTGAGTCCGCGAGTGTCTAAGTAGATGCTCATCGTGTATACACCGCAATGTTTGGCGTTAAGTAGATGGGCGAGTCGTCACGTTCTTCGTTTTCGGCCTCAAGCAGCGAGCGTTGTGCTTTTTGATCCAAGATGGCCATCATCTGCGGATCCACTGTTGGAGTCTCTTCGGCAATTCTAGCCGCCAAGACGTAGACCACGGCGTCATACCAACGCTGCGGAATCTCAATCTCTTGCGTCATCGTGCCGACATCCATGATGTATCGCTTGATCCACACAATCACTTGGGCAGCAATAAACTGGTCTGATGGCACAGGCCACAAGTACAAGACAGGGTTGTTGAGTTGCCTGTTCACCCAGAATTGCAATGGACGGCCTTGAAATGCCTTGTTAGGCAAGTTGACGTAATCGTCACGGTTTAAGCGGGCCATTGGAATCTCTGTTGGCGTGTTGCCAAGAAAAACGTCTGACTGGTTAAGAACTCCGGTAGTGGCTCTAACTCTGAAATAGAGGGTCGCTATGGATCCCTCAACGTCAGTCCAAGTAACTTCATTAGCTACGGTGCCTGGATTAGATACAGTGGCCAGAGTGGTCCAGGTGGTACCATTGTCTGATGTTTCAAGGGCGTAGCTTGTTGAGGCTCCATTCCAGTACACACCGACGTTTGTGACTTGAGTGACTGTGGTAAAAAGAGTTTGGTAGATTGTAGACGTAGTGGTTGACGTGCCGGTCACTTCTTGCAGGGTCCGCAAGTTAGTGTTGAGGATGTCAACGATGCCGTCTGGCATCTCGATCAAGCCTTGCGCCTGATACAGGGGCATGATTTCTTTTTCAATGCACCACAGCTGCAAGCCACGGTTGGCCAATGCACTTAAGACTAGATAGAGCGAGTCAAGAGCAAAGCTGATCTGCTCAGATGAGATGCCCTCAGGAGGGACGCGGCAACGACGATACGCGTGGTCAATGACCTTTCGCGTATTGAAGACTGTCGTGCTTACTGTGCCTGAAACTGCCACCGGATCTGCTCCTATTTGTAAAGTTGCGGCTTGCCGTCAATGGCAGACCCAAGGTGTTGTTTGAATTTTATCTCATCTTGCCAATTTTTGGAACTTTTGAGAATGAAGGTACGCCACCTTTTGCTAATTTGTTACCAGCTCCTGGGCCATGCGCCTTACCGGCAGGCATATTGGCATGCTTTTCAAGTTTTGCCTCAACAGCGCCGCCTTTTGCGTATTTTTGGCTCTCGGTGCCAAACTTCTTGGCCATCTTGTTCCCAGCCTTGCCTTCGGCTGCCATCTTCTGGCGACACCTACTGGTGCATCTTGGAGATGGTCAAGGGGTACGCATAATGCCAAGCAAATCACCTGCCCAACACAAGTTAATGAATGCGGTTGCACACAACCCTTCTTTTGCCAAAAAGACTGGCATCCCTCAAAAAGTCGGTAAAGAATTTTCCAAGGCAGATGAAGCAAAGAAAATGAAAGGCGGCGGATTGTATGCAAATATCAATGCAAAACGTGAAAGAATCGCTGAAGGCTCTGGCGAAAAAATGCGGCGAGTGGGTAGCAAAGGTGCGCCAACGGCTGGTGACTTTAAGCAGTCGGCAAAAACCGCCAAAGTAAAATGAGCAAAAAAAAAGTTAATCTTGCAGTCGGTCGCGGCGAGAAGTTGCCTGTTGAAAAAGGCGCTGGATTAACTGCCAAAGGTCGGGCAAAATACAACCGTGAAACGGGAAGCAATTTAAAGGCTCCACAGCCCAAAGGCGGCGCTCGAAAGGACTCTTTTTGCGCACGCATGAGTGGGGTTGTGGAACATTCAAAGGGGGAAGCGCCACGCGCCAAGGCATCGCTGAAGCGGTGGGACTGCCCCGGCTGGTAAGGATAAAAACAGATGGCGTATTCTGACACCTACGGACAAACGGTCAATGTACAGACGTTGATTGACCACGGCGCTCGTCGGTGCGGAAAACTGGCGGAAGAGTTGACTTCTGAACAAGTTGCCTCCGCTCGTCAATCGCTTGGGTTCTTGCTTTCCAACCTTATCAATCGCGGCATCCAGTACTGGTGCATCAGCAAAGAGGTCATTGGTCTAACCCCCAACAAGTACCAATACACCCTGCCTAATGGCGCTGTAGACACGCTGAACGTGCTGTACCGCACGCTGAACCGCCCTGTGGGGGCGTACACCTCTTCTGCTGGCGGAACGGTTGCAAACCTTTACGATGGCGACACCAGCACCTTTACCCAGCAGGCTTCTGCCAACGGCAACTTCACGGTCAATTTTGGCGTAACAAACCCCATCTATGCAGGCTCCATTGGGTTCTTGCCCTACATTGCTGGTGGCGGGTCGGCAACATGGAATATTTCGCTCCAATACTCAACCGATGGTGTGACATACGTCACATTGCAAAACCTTGGGGCGGTGGCGGTTACGGACAATACATGGGTGTGGACTGATATAGACCCGGGGCAGAGCGTCGCTTTTTACCGCATTGTTGCCTCTGGTGGCACAACTTTGGCCCTGCGCGAGTGGTACATCGGCAACAACAGCACCGAAATAATGATGTCCCGCTTGAACCGCGACGACTACACCAACCTGCCAAACAAAAATTTTACAGCAAACCAGCCTTTTCAATTTTGGTTTGACCGCACCATTCCAGACCCTACGATTTACCTGTGGCCCACCCCAAGCAATGCCTTTGTGCAAATGACTGTGTGGTACTCCACCCAAATCATGGATGTGGGCGCTTTGACTGACGAATTACAAATTCCTCAACGCTGGTACGAGGCGGTGGTGTTCATGCTGGCTCACCGCATGAGCCTTGAACTTCCGCAAGTTGCAATGGACAGGGTTGGCTATCTTGAGAAGATGGCTGAGAAGTACCTGTACGAGGTAGAGCAGGAAGAGCGCGACAAGTCACCGATTTACTTCGCCCCCAACATTTCGGTGTACACGAGGTAACGGATGCCTATCTTTTTAGACACAACGGGACTGACTTCACTTGCCATCGCGGTGTGCGATAGGTGCAAGATGAAGAAGCCGTATGTGAATTTAAGACCCGATGGGAACAGCCCCGGTCTGCGCGTGTGTGGGGACGGATGTTTTGACGTCCTTGACCCCTATCGCTTGGCGGCACGCAAAACCGAAAGGATTAACCTTCGGTTTGCACGCCCTGATGTGAGCGTTGCGGCAACCGACAATTTCCTGATGACTGGCGGAACAAGTGAGTTTCAACTTTCAACACAGCAAAACACTCAAACTCCTACAAGCACTGGAAACCAAGACACCATTTCTCCGAACCCGCCAAACGATACGAGTACATAAATGTCAGCACAAGTAACCATACTCCAACTGCCAGCCGCTGGTGCTATCACAGGCACTGAGGCGGTTCCCATTGTTCAAAATGGAGTGACAGTCCAGACGACGGCTTCGGCGCTTGCTGGCTCACCTGTCCAGACTTACACCTATTTGACAGTCTCTCAGACCCCTCAACTGACAAACAGTCGGTATGTGGGGGCGACCAATGGGTTGACCACAACTGACGGCGGGGCGCAGGGAGTCTTCAATATAACGACCACAGGCGCTTTATTGTCCTTGGTGAACTCTGGTACTGGGTTCCAAGTTAAAACGTCTGCTTTGGCCCTTACAAACCGTTCTATAGCCGTTTCTGGCAATGGACTGTCTATTTCCAACGGTTCTGGCGTATCTGGTGACCCAACCATCGCTTTGAGCGGTCAGGTCGCAAATTTTGCCAATGTCAGTGCAAATGGCCTTGTGGCTCTCTCGACCGCTGGCAACATTACTTCCGTAACCATCACAGGAACTGCAAACCAAGTCGGCGTTACAAACGGGACTGGGGTAAGTGGCAATCCAACGATTTCTTTGGTGGACAACCCCACAATCCCCGGCACTGGGGGCGTTGTTGTGCCAACGGGAACAACGGGCCAGCGCGGAGCATCTACGCTTGGCAACTTTCGCTACAACTCAACAACAGGCTTGTTTGAGGGATATAACGGTGCTTGGACTGCATTCTCCGCTGGCTCTGGCGTTACTTCTGTTGCCACTGGAACTGGCCTTTCGGGTGGGCCTATCACCTCCACTGGGACAATCGCCCTTGCCAACACGACGGTGACCGCAGGCGCATACACTGCCGCCAACATCACCGTCGATGCTCAAGGACGAATTACGGCGGCGGCAAACGGCTCTTCTGGTGGCGGAACAGTTACCAGCGTTGCTTTGTCTGGCGGCGCAACTGGCCTGACTACCTCTGGTGGGCCTATCACTTCGTCAGGAACAATTACTCTGGCAGGCACTTTAGGCATTGCCTACGGCGGAACGGGAACAGCCACCCCTTCTATTGTTGCTGGCACAAACGTCACAGTCTCAGGCACTTGGCCCAACCAGACCATTGCGGCAATAGGCTCTGGCCTTGGCGATGTGATTGGCCCAGCGTCTGCAACAGACAATGCAATCACAAGGTTTGACGGCGTAACTGGAAAAATTGTACAAAACAGTTTGGTTACTGTTTCTGACGTTGGTGCAATCACTGCGCCGCAAGTCGGGAGCATGATTCCGTTTTATTACGCCAACCAAGCCGCTTTTCCTTCAGCATCAACTTCTCATGGCGCATTAGCCCACTCACACGCAGACGGGGCAATGTATTTTGCTCATGGTTCAGCTTGGATAAAATTAGCAAACGAACTTGCTTTTTCTATGGTTGCTGACGGTGCTAGTGCGAATTATGTGTTTACAGGCTCTGGCATCGTTGCAGGAAACACAGACGACCCAATACTGTATTTGAGCAAAGGTTTTACATACACCTTTAATAATTTGGCAGTTGGGCATCCTTTTGAAATTAGAGTGTCGTCAGGCGGTGCGCAATATACTTCTGGAGTGAGCGGAAGTACGACTGGCATACAAACATTCACGGTTCCTATGAACGCACCTGCTACGTTGTATTACCAGTGTTCTGCGCACCCTGCAATGGGCAATGTAATTAACATCAGCTAACAGACACCTACATTAAGGAAAAACATGGCACAGGCAGGCTTTACACCCATTCAGACCTACTCCAGTCCAACGGCTACCAGCGTGCCTGTGGCGGGAAATCTTGCCGTTGGCGAATTGGCGGTAAACACGGCTGACCTGAAGTTGTACGTTAAGAACAGTGCTGGCGTAGTGTCCTTGTTGGCCTCTGCTGGCAGTGCGTCGGCTACCGTGAGCAGTGTGAACGCTTCTGGCGGCTCTACTGGCATGAACTTTACGGGTGGCCCAATCACCACCTCTGGCACGTTGACAATGGCTGGCACGCTAAACGTGACCAACGGCGGTACTGGAGCAACAACCATCACGGGCATCGTAAAGGGTAACGGCGCAGGCGCAATGACCGCCGCAGTCGCTGGAACTGACTACGCCGCACCTACCCCTGCCAATACCTACATTTTGGCTGGAAACGGCGCTGGTGGTTTTAGCAACGTGCCTGCACCTGTGAACGGGCTGGTGCTTGGCTACAACGGAACAAATTACATATGGGTTGCCGCCCCTGCCGCCGTATCCGCCGCCAACATTGCTGGTGGTATTGCGGGTCAGATTGTGTACCAGTCAGGCTCAAGCGTGACGGCGTTTTCTCCAGTGGGGAGTATTGGTCAAACATTTGTGTCTGGAGCCACTGGTCAGCCTAGTTGGGTAGACCCTACTTCTGGCACTTTTGGTTTAGACTTGACAAATCTTAATGGTGGTTCTGCATCAACGACAACGTGGAATCCTCTATTTCTTAACTGTGGCGGAGCAACATAATGGCAATTCAAATTCAATACCGTAACGATACGGCGGCAAACTGGACTTCAGCTAACCCAGTTTTGCTTGCGGGTGAAATCGGTTATGAGACCGATACAGGAAAAGCAAAGATTGGCAATGGCTCAACTGCGTGGACAACGCTGGGCTACTTCCCAACCAATGTTGCAATCACATCAGGTTCGCTCACTGGCGTAACAATCAACAACTCGGTTATCGGCGGAACGACTCCAGCCGCTGGCACTTTCACTGCGTTGAACTCAACCAGTGGTGCGGTGAACGCAACAGTTGGTGCAACGACGCCTAACTTGGGAACCTTTACACGGGTTGCCATGTCGGCAGGCACAACCTCAGTTCAGCCAATGTTGTTCAACGCTGGTACAAACCTGACCACGCCTGTGGCTGGTTCGGCTGAATACGATGGCGTTGTTGCTTACCTCACAACAACAGCCAGCACCCGTGGCGTTTGGATGACAGAGCAGTTTATTCTGCAAACGTCAAACTTCACGCTCACATCGACCACTGCGGCGCAACAAATTTTTAATGCAAGTGCAAACGGCGCTGTGACTTTGCCAGTTGGAACCTTTGAGTTTGAGTGCCAATTTAACCTGTCGTCCATGTCTGCGTCTTCTGGCTCGTTTGGCTTTGCTCTAGGTGGCTCTGCAACAATTAACCAGTATTGGACAGCCAACGCCACTAAGACGGCGTTTGCTACACCTACTGCGGCGACCATCTCCTACAACGTCGCGGCAAACACGGCGATTGCAACAGCCTCAACAACCACGACTGGTTTTGCGGTGATTCAAGGCTACATCACGGTGGCTGGCGCAGGAACGATTGTTCCTCAAGTGTCATTGGGTATTGCGGCTACCGCTCTGGTTGGTGCGGGTTCCTTTTTCCGCATTCGCCCCCTTGGTACAAATGCAGTGAACCGAGTCGGTAACTGGAGTTAAAAATGGCTTTCAATTTCTCACCACCTTCTAGCCCTACAACGGGGCAAGTTTATTCCCCTGCGACGGGGTACAACTGGATTTGGAACGGCACTCAGTGGGAACCGTTTGTTCCAGCTTTAAGCGTGGCTCCGGCCACCGCTGGGTCGTTCAACGCAGGTGGTGCGGCAGTCTTTGGCACAAACCCCATCACCATCACGGCTGTGACCCCCTACAGGGCGCAGTTCTCGCTGGTCAATACCATCGGTACTGCTGGGCAAGTTTTGACCTCTGATGGCACATCAGCGTATTGGGCGGCGGCGGCGGCTCCGCCAGCAACTGGGCCAACAATTGCACAAACATATTACATGGCTCAATTTTAAGGAACGAACATGGCATCAGGCACACTAGGTCAGGCATCACTTGCCGCCATAACAAACACCACGGTCTACACGGTTGGTGCGACTCCTTCCGTGTTCAACGTCGCAATGAACAACACAAGCGGTTTTCCTGTGGCGGTCAATCTGGCAATTGCCGCGATATCAACACCAACAGCGGCTGAGTACTTGGAGTTTGAGACTGTGATTCCTCCGAACAGCGTTTTGGAGCGCGGTGGCATCGTTGCTACTTCAGGTAAATTGGTGGTTGCTTATGCCAGCGTTGCAGGTGTGAGCGTCAACGTCTACGGATACGAGGGTTAAAAATGTCACGTTCTATTCAACAGCTTCCAAACAACTCAGGCACGACAAGCGTTGCCGAGGTCTACACATCCACTGGCTTCAATGCTGGTGACCCTGTGTACTTCCAGAATGGCGACTACAAGAATCCAGCCAACTTGACAGCACCAAGCACTGTAAATTTTAGTTTTCCAGATTCAGCCGCAATCAACCCATCTGGGACAGGTGGAATTGTTGCCCCAGCGTTTACTTACGCTCAGATGCAAGCAGGCTCTGGCGGTGGAACAAGCAGACGATTTGCGTCTGTTTTAACCAATGGGAATATTGTTCAAGCGTGGTCAATGTACAACTCATCTGCTTTGCAAGCGAACCGTGTTTATTTTAGAGTGGTTGATGCAGGCGGCACTGTTGTAGTTGCTTCTACGCTTGTTTCGGCAACTTTTGTATCAGCAACTTATGCCTGCGTTTCCGTTGTTGCTTTAGTTGGTGGTGGTTTTGCCGTGGGATGGGGCAATAGTTCTGGTGGCACATCTAACGTCGTCAACTATGCAATTTACGACAATGCAGGAACTGTTGTAACAGCCGCAACGCAAGACACCTCACTTGCCTTTAGCGGTGGCGGGACTTATTGCCCTTTAGAAATGACGGCTCTTGCCAATGGTGGGTTTGCCATTGCAATAAAAGACACTGGCGCAACATTATATTTACGGGCATACAGTTCTACTGGCGTTGGCGCGTATGCCGCCATTAATACAGGAATAACTGCGGCGTCTAACGAGAACTCATTTGCTTTAACATCAAGAAGCGATAGTTCTGTATTTATTTGCGACCGTGGCGATGCTACCACTTACTACTACAATCTTTATAATTCAGGTGGAACATCAATTACTGGTGGCATTTCGTTTACCACCCCCTCTAGTCTTTCTAGTGCTGGTACTTTAGCTGGGCCAGACGCCTCCGTTTTGTCGGATGGAACAACTATTGTCATAGGTTACAACGCAAACAATGGAACATACGGTCATCCAGCGTTTCGATTTTTACCAACAGGCAACACGCTAAGTTCACAAACTATTGCAATTCCTATTGCAAACCTTTTCTATCAAACCTCTTATGGCGGTTCGTATTTGAGCGTTCAGGCTGTTGGCACTGGTAATTTTATTTTGTATTTTTCAGATGGTTATGGGAATATGCAGTACGCATTCTATAACTCTTCTGGAACTTGTATCAGCGGTTCAAATGGCACTGGTGCAACCCCAGCAAAAGCACCCGAAATAACGCCAGAGGTTGTTACTGGCGCAATTGCAGTCAATGCTGAAGGCGTAACCCCCGCAGTTATGTTGTATACGTTTGACAGGCTCGTGCCATTGA